CGGGCACTGGGGGCAACCAAACCAGCGCAAGCGGGCTGTATCCGACTATCAGTGGCGGCGCGTCCGGGAACAATCCCGGCAATCACGGAATATGGCTACCCCGTCCGTTCATTTGCATCGGCGGTGCTGGTGGCGGTGGCATCAATGGCTCCGGCGGTTCAAACACTGGCGGCAACGGTGGCGGATTTGGCTCCGGCGGTGGCGGTGGCGGTAACGGCACATCAAACAGCGGCAACGGTGGGAATGGTGCGCCGGGCCTGCTAATCATGCGGTGGTGGTAAGTGATTGACGCAGCATCACTACCGAATGCGCTAAATGAGCAGAGGTTTTATGGCGTTTCTTCGCAGGCTTCCGCGCTTTTCCAAAGAATAGAAGTCCCAAAACAAGCCTCTTTTGTTTGGTTCACTGCAATTGGGCCTGGCGGAGGTGGAGGTAGGCCGACAGCAGGCGCGGCAGCATCTGGAGCCGGTGGCGGCGGAAGCGGGGCGGTCGTCCACGCTGTTTTTATGGCAAAAGACTTGCCTAAAACGCTATACGCCCTTGTTTACACCGGTGGCCTTGGGGCGACAACAAACGGCGGCGGGGGCGGTGGGGCTGGATTGTCTACTTGGGTAACAACAAATAATTCGCTGGCAAATCAAGACATCTTGGTCTATGCAATCGGAGGGGGCGGAGGCAATGCCGCAGGTGGCGGAGGACTTGCGGGCACTGCTAGTGGCATTGGTTCAATGCGATTGGCCAGCCTAGCCATTTGGCTAAACGCAACAGCAGGACAGGCCGGAGGCGGTAGCTCAACAACCAACGGAACAGCCGTAAACGTAGCGACTAGCTGCTTTTGTAGCGCAGGTGCGGGCGGCGGTGGATCAAGTGGTGGAGCCGGTGGAAACCAAACCAGCAACAGCGTTTTGTATCCCACAATTTCAGGTGGGGTAAACGGTGGTGGCGGCAACGGTGGCGTTGGGGCCAGCGGTATTTTTCTGCCTAGGCCATTCGTTTGTATAGGCGGCGCTGGCGGTGGTGGGTCTACCGGGTCAAACGGTGGCGCTGGTGGTTCTGCTGGTGGCTACGGATCGGGCGGCGGCGGTGGCGGGAATGGCCCAACAACGTCCGGTAACGGTGGTAACGGCGGCGATGGTCTAGTAATCATGCGGTGGTGGTAAATGCTAGGCTTTGACGCAATCGCATCATTACCGCTATCAAGCATTCCGGCTCAGGGCGGGAACGTCACTGTTGACGGCGATGCGGCATCCCTTGTCTTTACGGGGCAGAGCGGGACTGTTTCGCTGTCCGTATCTGGCGACGCTGCATCGCTGGTGTTTACGGGGCAGGATGGGACTGTAACGGTAAGTGGTGGGACGCAGCCAAGCGGCGGATATCGCTGGCACGGGCACGAGACGTTTGAAGAATGGCAACGCCGCATCAGGAAAGTGGACGACGCGGCGCGAGAAGCAGAAGCGCAGGCAGAGGCAGAGCTAGACAAGTTACAGGTGCAGCGTGCCGACATGCTGCAAGCGCGTGCGGACCGTGTTGGGAAACTTACAGCAGCGCAGCAAAAACGGGCGGCATGGCTGGATATGCAAATCAGCCTTGCCATTGCAAAGATCAACGCAGCCAAACAAGCGCAGGCCGATGCGGCCCATGCTTTTGACATGGCTGTGCAACAGGACTACCAACGAAAGCGCCGTAACGCAAATGCAATCCGTGCGTTTTTGATGATGGTTTAGGCCCATACCGGGTCAAAACTCCACTTGCCGGGAGTAGTCGGCATGTAGTTTTGGAACTATGCAAAACACTGAAGCAACGGTGCCTGTAACCGAGGAACTTGTTCCTGAAGCAGAGCAGCAAGCCGAACCCGTAGCCGAAAAGGCAGCGGAAAGCCAGGAACCGGCCCCTGAGCAAAGCACTGAAGACAAGACCATCTCAAAGATGGAGCGCCGCATTTCCAAGCGGACAGCGGACTATCACCGAGAGAGGGCTAGAGCGGAGTTATTGGAACGCCAGCTAGCCGAGCTTAAAAGTGGTGGTGACTCGCAGCAGCTAGACCCGGAAAAGATCGACAGACTGATCGATGAACGGGCCAATCAGCGCGTGCGGGCTACGCTTGTGGCGGAAAAGGCGACCACGATTGAGAAAGAGCTACGCAAGAGCCTCGGGGCCGAATACGACGACTTCTATACGGATTTGTCGTCCAGCGGACCGGCAGCGCGTGAGTTGGTTGAATCAGTGCTAGACCTTGATGACGGCGCGAAGGTAATGACGCATCTGGCGTCTAACCGGGATGAGCTGTACGAGGTTCTGGAAATGTCGCCGCGTAAACAAGCAATGCACCTTGCAAGGCTTTCTGCGCGGCTGGAGTCTGAGACCAAAACTAGCAAGGTCTCAAACGCACCCAAACCCTTGTCGCCAATCGGCGCACGCACAAGCCCTGAGGGCCTTTCGGATGATCTTGACATCAACGAATGGATGCGCCGACGAAACGCCAAGGAAAAACGCCAATAACACCTTGAAAGGGTACAAAAATGGCTAATACGATCCTTACCCCGCAAATGATCACGCGGGAATCCCTGCGCGTGCTGCACCAGAAGATCAATCTGGTGGGCAACATGAACCGACAGTACGACTCTCGCTTCGGCCAGTCCGGCGCGAAAATCGGCACCTCGCTTGATGTGCGCCTCCCGGCCAAGTTCACCACCCGTACCGGGTCCACGTTCACCTCGCAAAACGTGGTTGAACGCAAGGTGAATCTGCCGGTTTCCACCATCCACGGTATCGACACCACGATTACTGATCTCGAAATGGCGCTGAGCCTGGACGATTTCCGCAATCGGATCATCGACCCTGCGATGGCCCAACTGGCTTCGCAAATCGAGTACTACACGCTGAACAACGTGTACAAATCGGTCGCGCAGTACGTGGGCACTGTGTCAAGCCAGATTGACTACAAGAAGTTCCAGCAAGCGGGTCAGGTGCTGACGCAGCAACTCGCCCCGATGGACAACAACCGCACGTTCGGGCTTAACCCGTACTCGCGTGTTGAGTTCTCGGACGCTGTGAAGGGCTTGTTCCAATCGAGCGACAACATTGAGCAGCAGTATCGCGAGGGCAAAGTGGGCCGTACCGGCGGGTTTAACGTGTTTGAAAACACGCTGATTCCGACGCACACCCCAGGCGCTCACGGCGGCACCCCGCTGTCCAACGGTGCGACCCAAGGTAACGCCGGTACTGGCAACGCATGGGTATCGACCAGTGACATCATCACCGATGGCTGGACGAACTCCACGCTGGTGCTTAATCCGGGCGACATCATCACGTTCGCTGGTGTGTACGACGTTCACCCTGAAACCAAGGTGAGCTATGGCACGCTGAAGCGTTTCGTTGTGCAGTCTGCGGTTACATCCACCGGCGGCGGTGCGGCGACCATCACGGTCTCCCCCGGCGTTATTGCTGGCGGCGCTTACCAGAACTGCTCCAACCTGATCGCGGACAATTCCGCTATCGTGACGCTGGGCACTGCCTCGACGGCTTACGGGCAAAACCTCGCGTTCCATCGCGATGCGTTTGCTTTTGTGACCGCCGATCTGGAAGTGCCGCGTGGTGTGGACATGGCTGCGCGTGAGGTGTACGAGGGCATTTCGATGCGCTTCGTGCGCTGGTTCGATGGCGATACGGGTGAATTCAAATCCCGCTTCGACATCCTGCACGGCTCCGTTGCGACTTACCCGGAGCTTGCTTGCCGGGTGGTTCACCAGTTGGCCTAAGCTGACAGGGGGCGGGGAAACTCGCCCCCTTTTTCACATGACACACAACTTCCCTAAATACCTGTACAGCGCCGATTCTGTTGTACTGGTCAAGAATGAACAGCAGTTCCAAGAGCTTAAGGGCGATTGGTACGAATCCCCGGCTGATGTGGGCAAGGTTCCACCGTCAAAGACCGATGAAGTGAAACGCGGGCCAGGTCGCCCGAAAAAGGCTGAATAATGGCAACCGCGCTGGACATCATCAAACGCGCCATGAGGCTGATAGGTGCGTACCAGATTGGCGAAACGCCTAGCGCAGACGAAGCGCAGGACGGCTTGACCGCGCTAAACGCCATGCTGTCCGGCTTTGCCAATGAGCGCATGATGTTGTACGCGGTGACCCAAGAGGACATTCCTCTGGTGGCCGGGCAAAGTGAATACACCATTGGCCCGACTGGCGACGTTGTAACGGTGCGCCCTGTGTCGATTGATGTAGGCACATACCTACAGCTAGGCGATATCAGCTATCCAGTGACTGTCTCCAATCTCCAGCAGTATGCATCTGTCCCGCAAAAGGGCATGACGGACCCGACACCTTGGCTGGTGTGGTATCGGCCTGATTACCCGGATGGGACGCTGTTTATCTACCCTGAAGCGTCGGATTCTTCCGCTGTGCTTAAGCTGGCGTCTTGGAAGCCTTTGACGGCGTTTTCTACGCTGACCAGCACGGTAAACCTTCCTCCGGGCTATGAGGACATGCTGGTTTACAACTTGGCTATCCGGCTGGCACCTGAGTACCAAATGCCGATTCCTGATGCTGTGGCGTCTGTTGCCAGAAGCACGAAAAAGCAACTAAAGAACACAAACACGGTTGTGCCTGTATTGGGTATGCCTGTTGATCTTCTCCCCTACCCCAACCGGACAAGTTACAACTACCTATGAAGCCCGTCCCGCTTTTTGGTCTTGGTGTGTCCGGCAAGTCTGTAAACGTGTCGGCGCAGCGTCGTCTAAATCTGTACTGCCAGATTGAGAAGGACCCGGAGAAAAACGTAGTGACCATGTACCCCACGCCGGGGCTTGTGTCATCTACGAACTTTGGGTCATCGCCCGTCCGTGGCATGTGGACAAAGGGCGATTACATCTATGCTGTCCACGGCGACAAACTCTATAGCGTTGACAACGCTGGGGCTTACGTACACCTTGGCACGCTGAATTCAAACAGTGGCCGGGTGGATATGTGCGACAACGGCACACAGATCATCATGGTTGATGGTGCTGATGGGTATATCTGGGACACCAGTTCTGACACGTTCGACCAGATCGTAGATGCAGACTGGCCCGGCGCCGATACTGTGACGTTCATCAACGGGTATTTTGTTGTTTCCCAGCCGGATACGGCCAAGTTTTACATATCCGCGCTGTACGATGGGCTTTCATGGGATGCCTTGGAATTTGCCTCTGCGGAATCTGACCCTGACAACTTGGTCCGGGTGTTTTCTGACAACGGGCAATTGATCTTGTTTGGCAGCAAAACAACGGAATTCTGGGGCGACTCCAGCGCGGTAGATTTCCCGTTTACCCGTGTCGGGTCATCCGCTATCGAATGGGGTATAGCTGCTAGGTGGTCGCTGACCAAGTTCGACAATTCGCTGATGTTCCTGCGTAAGAACCGGCTAGGGCAAACACAGGTTTGCAAGATGCAGGGCTATACGGCTGTTCCTGTGTCTGACGTGGAACTTGACTATGAAATCAGCCAATATGGTCAAGTTGGCAACGCTACCGCCTTCAGCTATATGAACAGCGGGCACCCGTTCTATCAAATCACGTTCCCGTCAGTCGGTAAAACGTGGCTGTACGATGGGCAAAGCGATTCGTGGTCTGAACTGCAAAGCAGCGACGGCAGACACAGGGCCGAGCTACAGACTCAGTACTTGGATCAATCGTATGTCAGCGACTACGAGAACGGGAAAATCTACACCTTTGACCAGAACGCCTACACAGACGATGGAGCGCCGATTGTGCGGGAGTTCATCTCAAGGCACCAGAATCCAGGCGTGTTGATGCGTGTTGGGCAAATCTGGCTAGAGATGGAGGGCGGAGTTGGTCTGGTATCTGGACAGGGCGATGACCCCATGGTGATGATGCAAATCAGCCGCGATGGTGGGCACACTTGGGGGGCTGAGGTGTGGCGCTCGATAGGCGCTATTGGCAACTACGGGACAAGGGCCGTTTTTAACCGCGTTGGGCTGGCTAGGGACTGGTTATACAAGTTCCGAGTTTCAGACCCGGTAAAGACCGTTTTCGTCGGCGCATGGGGGCGGTATGGCGCTTGACCTACCCGATAACTCTGACGTTATCCAAGATTCGATCTTCTCCCGTTCGTGGTACGCATGGATTGCCCGCGTTCACGTTGTCATCTCCAGTGCCCAAGCATCCGGGGTGACGGCCAATCGCCCAACCAGCGTTTTGTGGATTGGTAGGCGTTTTTACGACACCACCCTGAACAAGCCAGTATTTGTATCGGCTGTAAAACCTACGGTGTGGAGAGATGCGGCAGGAACTATTGTCTGAAGCCTTAAAAGAGGCTTACAGGTCTATACCAGAATGGTACGGGGTTGATTTTGAGACGTTCAAATCAACCGCCAAAGATTGGGAATGCTTCCCGATTGTGTACCTTGGGAAACCAATAGGGGCTGTTTTCAGGCGGGATACGGAGCTTCACGTTTCCATCCCAAAAGGACATAATTCAATGATGAGCAGAGAGCCTTTGCGGATCATTAACGATACACTAGAGCGATATGGGAAAGTCACCACCGTAACGCACAAAAATGACTTTGAGGCCATCGCCATGATTGAGCGAAAAGGGTTTATCCTTACTGGGTCTCGCGGTGACTTCCTGAACTATACAAAGGAGTAAATCATGCCGATGGGTGCAGCAATTGCCGGTAGTGCTGTTTTAGGGGCTATGTCGTCTGCCAACGCAGCCGATGCCCAATCTGAATCAGCCGCAATGTCCACGGCGGAACAACGCCGCCAATACGACCAGACAAGAGAAGACCAACAACCTTGGCGAGAAGCTGGTCTAGGTGGCTTAAACAAGCTGTCCTATCTGCTTGGGACGGGGGAAACAGACCTGTCTCGGGATCAGGTGCGACAGAATCTGCTGAGCCAGTTCACGCAAAGCCAAAACAATGGTACTCCGTCTAACTACGGCGTTAGATACATCGGGGATTCTGATGGCGGGACTATTGAGGCTGGCAGAGACTGGATAACCGCCCCGTACACCGCTGGCACTCAATCTCGCTGCACCATTGATGAGACCGGGTTAAATGCCGCTATCGATGCGGAAATGGCCCGCATGGCCGAGATGAAAGCGGACCCTGATTACGGATCGCTGCTGCGCGATTTTGGGCTGGAGGACTTCACCAAAGACCCCGGATACGATTTCCGGCTATCCGAGGGTGAGAAGGGCATCAATCGCAGCCTAGCCGCACGAGGTGGGCTGTTCTCTGGTGCCGCTGGTAAAGCACTGTCCCGGTACAACCAGGATTTCGCGTCCAATGAGTACGGGAACGCTTACAACCGCTACAACACCAATCAAGGCAACAAGTTCAACCGTCTAGCCTCATTAGCTGGAATCGGTCAATCTGCCACGAATCAGGTACAACAAGCTGGGCAGAACGCAGCCAACAACATCAGCAGCAACATGATCGGTTCTGGTAACGCGCAGGCGTCCGGAATCATGGGCATTGGCAACGCTATCAGCGGTGGGTTAAACAACTACATGCAATACAACATGATGAACAAAATGCTTGGGAACTAAGGGGACGCTATGCCTATTGATCCGTCTATCGCGCTGTCTTTCAAGCAAGGCCCCGGCCCGCTTGAAATGATGGGTAACGCGCAATCGCTTGCAAACCTTGTTGCACAGGGCGAACAGAACAAACTCAAGGCGCAGGAATACCAGGAAAGCCGCGCCCGTGAACGATCCCTGCGTGACCTGTTGGCCGGTGGGGCGGATGAGGAAAAGCTGATGCGCGGCGGCTTCATCAAGGAAAGCATGAACTTGGGCAAATCGCGCCGCGAGGGCGAGAAAACGCAAGCCGACATTGCAAAGGCAAAATCCGAGACGCTGAAAAACGAGATTGCCGCAGCGAAGGACCGGATCAACTTTTCCGGGCAGGCTTTTGGATACGTCAGGCAAAACCCGACGCTGCAAAACGCGCTTGGCGTCATCCAGTCTTTGGCATCAAAGCAGATGATTAGCCCGGAGGAAGCGCAGCAGTACACGGCAATGATTCAATCCAACCCAACGCCTGAAAACATCAAGGCGCTGGCGGATCAGGCTTTCCAATCCACGCTGGCGGCTAAAGACCAGCTAGAGAAATTTGAGACGCGCGACCTCGGGGCGACTACAGAGACCATAGCCACGAACCCGGTTACGGGACAGACCCGCGTGGTGAACGCTGTAAAGAACACGCAAAGCCCGGACAGTGTTGCAAGCCAGCAAACCGCCATGCGCGGGCAAAACATGGTTGACCAGCGTGCGCAGCAGCAGTTGCAAGCGGGGCAGACCGTGTATGACACTGAGCGTGGCGTGTTGGTCAACAAGGCCACGGGCGCTACGACGCCAGCCATGGCAGGCGGTAAGCCGCTTGGCGCAAAAGAAAAGCCAATGACTGACGCACAGGCCAAGGCAAATCTGTTCGGCACGCGGATGAAGGAATCACACCGTATCTTGAGCGACATGGAAGGGCTGTATTCCCCTGCCGCCGTCAACGCCAAGATGTCCGCAGCCGAAATGCCAGTTGTTGGCGGACTGGCCGGTATGGCAGGTAATGCAATGCTGTCTGAGTACGGTCAACAAGCCGAACAAGCGCAGCGAGACTTTATCAATGCCGTGCTGCGGCGTGAATCCGGCGCGGTTATCTCGCAGCCTGAATTCTCCAATGCGCAAAAGCAGTATTTCCCGCAACCAGGGGATACCAAGGAAGTGCTGAACCAAAAGCGGCGTAACCGTGAACTGGCTATTAGCGGGCTAGAGGTTGAGGTGCCCGGTGGATTCAAGCAATCCCCGACGCTGACCAATCCGAAAGCCGGGAAGACTGGCTGGAGTGTTGTCAAATGAAATACAAAGTTCAGGGACCGGACGGCAAAACGTACACCATTGAAGGCCCGGAAGGCGCGTCTGATGAGGAAGTCATAGCACAGGCGCAAAAGCTGCTTGCACCGCAAAAGCCGGATGAGTTTGCGTTTAACCCTGAGCGTGATATGTCCATGGCCGGGCGGTTTGTCGCTGGCATGGGGCAGGGCGTATCCAAGATGGGCAGGGCAATAGGTCAAGCTGCTGGTCAATACACCGATGAAGAGATGGCAGAGGCGAACCGCTTGGACGCGCCGCTGATGAAGTCTGGCGCCGCAAAGGCCGGGGCTTTTACTGGTGGCGTAATGGCGCTAGCCCCTACCATGATGGTCCCTGGAGCCAACACCTACGCCGGGGCTGCTGGTATTGGCGCGTTAACCGGGTTGCTGACCACAGAGGGCGGCCTAGAGGAACGCGGTAAAGCTGCTGGACTTGGTGCGCTTGGCGGTGCTGCTGGCAAGTTTGCCGGTGACAAGATCACTGCAAAGCTGGCAGAAATGGCGCAAGCCAAAGCCGCCCAATCCGCGCTGCAACAAGGCCAGAACGCAACCAAAGACGCAACGCTACTCAATGGCCGTAATGTTGGGTATGTTGTGCCGCCTTCTCAGATTCACGGTGCTAGCACTGCGGCAAGAGTCGCAGAGGGACTTGGCGGGAAGATCAAGACAGAGCAAGCGGCATCGATCAGGAATCAGGCCGTTACCAACGATTTGGCCCGCGCTGAACTTGGGCTGCAAAAAGGCGCGCCAATCACGCCTCAAACGCTGGCTAACGTCAGAAAGCAAGCCGGGTCCGCCTACGAAACCGTAGCAAAAAGCGGGCGCGTGTATGTGGACAAGAAATATCTAAACGACGTTGCCAACCTTGGTGGGGAGTACCGCAAGGTGTTGCAAGATTTCCCCGAGCTTGCCAACAAGGAAGTCGAGGATTTGGTTACGGCGCTTTGGAAAGGTGATTTTGACGCACGATCAGCGGTGGAGTTGGTAAAGAAGTTCCGCAGTGATGGCGTGAAAAATACCGTTTCCATGGACCCATCAAAGAACGCACTAGGCAAGGCGCAGCTTGAGGCGTCCAAACTGATGGATGACATGCTGGATCGCCACATGATGGCGCAGGGTGCGCCCGATGCTGTGGCTGCGCTTAAGGACGCCAGACAGCTAATCGCCAAATCGTACACGGTTCAAAACGCGCTGAACCAGGGGACCGGGAACGTAAGGGCAAACAAACTGGCGAATCTGCTGCAAAAGGAAAAGCCGCTATCCGGTGGGCTAAAACAGGCGGCAGAGTTTGCGCAAGCCTATCCCAAGTCTATGCAGGAAATTGCCGGGGTTGCGCCTTACAGCGTGTTGGATGCCTTTGGTGCCGGTGTTGGGGCTACGGTCAACCCATGGATTACCGCTGGCGTAGCGGCAAGACCGGCTGTCCGCTCAATGGTATTGAGTAAAGCCGCGCAGTCAAGAATGAACCCTAGCTATGGCTCTAAGGGGCTTATGGATTTGCTTGATACCGGCGCGTCAAGCATCCCCGGCAACTTGATGTTGCGGACCGCCCCTATCGCGCTAGTTCCAGCGAATCAGTAGAAATCGTTTCCACTTGCTATCAGGCATCCATTCAATGAACTTCTTAAACGGATGCGCGATAGCCAGCATGACAACCAGCGCGAACGGGGCAAGCATTTGCATGAAGAATGTTTCCATGCGCGAATTCTAACCACGGATACACAAAATGTCATTCCACCTAAGCCCAATCGGTAACGATCAGCAATTCGACGCCAATGGCGACCCGCTGAACGGCGGCAAGATTTACACCTACCTTGCAGGCACTACCACGCCGGTAGCCACCTATACGGACGACACAGGGGTAACGCCGCAAGCGAATCCGATCATCCTGAACTCGCTAGGTGCGCCCGCCTCTCCAATCTGGCTAACTGGTGGGGTTACGTATAAGTTCGTCATTAAGGACGCAAATGACGTTACTTTGCGCACTATTGATGACATTTCAGGAATCAATGACTTCACTTCAAACGCTGCTGACGAATGGACGCTGTACGGATCGTCCCCCACTTACACCAGTGCAACATCATTCACATTGGTGGGTGACCAGACGCTGATTTTCCAGGTTGGGCGCAGGCTGAAAAGCGCCAACACTGGCGGCACGATCTACAGTTCAATCCTGACATCGGTCTACAGCGCACCGAATACTACAGTTACCGTTGTCAACGATTCTGGCTCACTTGATGCTGGGATGTCCGCTGTTAGCTATGCGCTGCTGAACGCTACGAATCCGTCTGTGCCGTATCAGTACGCCAAAAAGGCTGAGATACAAGCCCAGACCTACACCGCGTTTACCACAGCAGGGACGGCTACAGCCTTCACGCTGACACCGGACCCAGCCCTTGCCGCATTGACCGGAAGGCCGCGTTACGCGGTAAAAATGAACCAAGCGAACAGCGGGACCACCCCGACCCTAGCTGTATCCGGAACTGCCGCTACTGCCATCAAGATGGTAGCCGCTGACGGCTCAAAGCGCGACCCCGTGGCGGGAGAACTCGCAGCAAACCTGCTAGTAGATATGGAATATGACGGCACGCACTGGGTTTGCCGCGCAGTCCCCGCGCAGCTTGCAACGGCCACGCCATCGCCTAACGGCACGGCTGCTGTCGGCACTTCCGTAAAGGCAGCAAGAGAAGACCATGTGCACGCATCAAGCGGCGACTTCCAGCAGTTCGATGCCAGCGGCACCTGGACCAAGCCCAGCGGATACAGCGCTAGCGCACTTGTCATCATGGAGGCATGGGGGGCCGGTGGTGGCGGCGGCAACGGATCTGGCGGATCTGGCGGTGGCGGCGGCGGTTACGCGCGGAGGGAAATGCTGTACAGCGATGCGGCCTCCAGCTACACAGTCACGATCGGGGCCGGGGCCATCAACACCGACGGCGGAAACACCACGATCGGCTCGGTCCTGACGGCATACGGTGGTGGCCGGGGGAGAAGCACGGCTGGTTCAAGCGGCGGCAGCGGCGCTGGCGCAGCAGCTGCCGGGACGGCTGGGACGGCTAGCGCCGGTGCGGATGGCGCAACTGGCGGCGATGGATACGCTGATTCCGGCGGAGTTGGCGGCGTGAATTCCACGTCAGACGCAGGCAAGGGTGGATATGACGGAGGCGGTGGCGGCGGGGCCGGCATGGCGCCGAGTAACTCGCTTGGACGTACCGGCGGCACCGGGTACTACGGCGGTGGCGGTGGCGGCGGCGGCGGCAACGGCGCCAACCAGGCCGGTAACGGCGGTAACAGCAACTGGGGCGGTGGCGGAGGGGCCGGCGATTCGTCTTCCGGTACGGATGGCGGCGCTGGAACTTCCATCAACGGCGGCAACGGCGGCGCCGTCAACACCGCTGGTGCGCAGCCTGGCGGCGGGGGTGGGGGCGGGGCTACTGGTGGCGCTGGTGGTGGTGGGCGCGTGCAGATTACCGTCATTGAGCGGGCCTAACAATCAACGTAAAAAGGGGGCACCGTGGAGGCGCTAATAACAAAAATCGCAGAGGCTGGAAACATCGCAATAGTCGTTCTAACTTTCGTCAACATCGCCCTTTTACGGATGGTGGACACGGTAAACAAACTGCGAACGGACGAACAAGCCGCCTATAGGGCAAGCGTGGAAAAGATGACGGCCGCGTTCGACAAAGTAATCGATGCACTGGCTGAATTGCGCGTCACTA